CAGGTTGCGGGAGATGATCGGGTGGCCCGGGGTGTGGAACACCGCCCCGTACCCGCCGATGCGGTTCCCGACGGCCTCCGCCCGGCACTCCACCGGGGAGCGGGTGTACCGCCGCTCGACCGGCACCCGCTCCAGCATGGTCCGGCCGTCGTCGCCGGCGCCGATGCCGAACTTGTCCGCCGCGGCCTTGATCTTGGGCATCGCCTTGTCGCCGAACGGCGACTGCGGCGCCCGGGCCAAGGCGTTGCGGACGTGGGCCTCGTCGTGGATCGGGAAGTGCCGCAGCGTGCGGGGCACCGTCTTTCCGCCGGAGTCCTTGTGGCCTCCGGCCTCGATGTAAGCGAACGCCGAGTCCGGGAGGTCGTTCTGCGCGGCGCCAGTCATCTCCGCCATTGCTGTTCCTTCCGCATTAGTGCCGGGCCCCGTTCATGAGCGCCCTGATCCGGTCGGGGTGCCAGTCGTAGTCGCCGGCCCACCGCTCGCGGGCCGCCCGCGCGGCCGCTTTGACGTCACCGACTGGGGCCGCCGACCCGTTGGCGGACCCGGGCTGGCCGGGTTGGTGCTGCCCGCCGACGACGACCGTCGGCCCGTTGGCGGGCCGGGACGCCGCGGCGACCGTCTTGGCTGTCTGCTGCTCGGAGATGGCGGTCGGCGCCATCTCGACCAGGGACTCCATCGACCGGGGGATCTCCTTGATCCCGCGGGCCATCGCGACCAGGACCTCCAGCGGCAGCGGGTCGTCGCCGATCGCGCCCGGCAGCGGGTCCCACTCCTCCAGGGCGCGGATCTCGTTGGCGGTCTGCACACCGATCTCGCGGGCCTGCCGGTAGATGTTGAACCGCTGCTCGACGGTGGTCTTGAGCATCGCCTTGGTGTTGAACCGGACGTACTGGGCGGCGGGCAGCACCTCGAACAGGGCCGTCTCGATCCGCACCAGCCACGGCGACAGGGTGTCGGTCAGCAGCGCGATCGACTCCTGCTCTTGGGTGGAGTACGTCAGGCTGTCGCCGCGGGACCCGCCGATCCGCTCGGGCGGGATCCCCAAGATCGCGGCGATCTGGGTGGCGTTCAGCTGCATGGCCTCGATGAACTGCGCCTCGGACGGCGGCACGCTCACGGGCTTGTAGTCCCAGTCGCGGCCGTAGACCAGCGGCTCGCGGCGCTGAATCGACTTGGTCAGCCGCCGCCGGATCTCGTCGGCCTGCTCGGCGTCGACCTCGACCTCTTGGTTCTGGAAGGTGCCGGGCGGGAACCCGCCGGACTTGTACCACGACGCGCCGTAGCCCAGGGCGTCCTGCCCGGCCTGGATCAAGTCCATGAACAGGCGCAGCGGCGACAGGCCCGCGACCTTGCCCGGCACCGAGAACGCCCGGATGTGGAAGATCTCCTCGCGGGCCATCTGCCGGCCGTAGAAGTAGATCCGCGACCGTGTCGGGTTCCACGGCTGGTCGTAGTCCTCGACGACCTCGACCCGCTCGGGCGGCAGCCACTCGATGCCGGTCGGGTACCCGTACCCGTCGCGGCCGGTGATCAGGCCCCACGCGTTGCCGGTCAGCACGAGGGAGACCATGCACATGTGGACCCAGTCGTAGATCGTGCCGTAGGCCGCCGGGGAGGCCAGCAGGCCGGTGGTGGCGATCGGGGTCGGGTTGCCGGCCGGCAGCTTGCGGTAGGTCTGCAATGGCAGCGAGGCGACCTTGTCGGCCAGCAGCCGGGCGCCGGCGAATAGCGGGCCCAGCCGCAGCGCGCCCTCCATCCCGATCTGGGTGTAGGAGGGGTGCGACGGGCCGCCCGCGCTGAACGGCACGTACCGGGAGTCCCACGGCCGCCACGGGACCTCGACGGCGCGGCGCTCTGTCCTCGAGCGCGCCAGTTCCCCGGAGCGGGTCTGCGCGACGCGCTCCAGCAGCCCCATCGGCTAGTCGCCGACCCGCTCGGGCCAGTGCCAGGACCCGCCGGCGCGGGAGGTGGGCGCGTCGTCGTCGTACTCGGACCCGCCGGCGGCCAGGGGGTGGAAGAACAGGCCCGAGGGGTTGAACACCACCAGGCCCACGAACCCGCCGACGCCGGCCTCAGTGATCTTCGCCGTGCGGCACTCCTTCTTGAACGCCTGCGTCCCGTCGGGGCGGACCGGGGTGCCGTGGGCGACGTAGTGGACGTCGCGGCCGACCGATGGCTGCGGCATGGCGGCGGCCTCCTCCTAGTGGGGGGTGGGTCATTCCTCGATCCGGATGACCTCTAGGTCCTCGTCGGCGCCGAGGACCACGATCTTGACCTGGCCGGCGATGTCGCCCAGCAGGTCGCCGAGGCGGGCGATCACGACCGCGCTCGTCTCGGCCGAGACGACGCTGACGGCCAGGTGGGCGACCAGCACGTCGCCGGCCCGCAGGGAGGTGCGGCGCAGGTCGGTGATCTCGGGCAGGGCCCGCGGGTCTGGCGGCTGCCCGGCGCCGGCGGCCGGCGCGGTGGCGATCAGCGGCAGCGGCGGGTCGGTCACGGCCGCCGGGCCGGCATGCCGCGCTGGATCCTGGCCGTGGCCGCCGAGTCGCCGGACCACCGCTCCAGCTCGACGCGCAGCAGCCGGTTCTCCTCCAGCAGCTGCGACTTGGACGGGCCGCGTCCCAGCGCGTCGTTCCACCCCACCCGCCACGCGGCGACGGTGAACGCCAGCGAGGTCCAGACGACCTTCATGGCCTTGCCCAGCACCCACGCGGCGCCGAACAGCACGGACGCGACGAACGTCATCGCCGACCGGCCCGGCCGCATCGTGGCGGCCTCGGCGCGGATGCGGTCCAGGCGCTCCTCGCGGGCGTGCCGGGCCGGGGCGTAGTCGGCTGGCAGGGCCTCGGTGGTCATGGGCTGCTCCTCAGGTTCGCGGCATCTGCGACAGGCGGATCGACCGGCCGGCGGACGCGGCGGCGACGGACGCGGCCAGGCCCGTGCCCTGGCAGGCCGGGCAGGTCACGCCGCCGCCGCGGATGGTCTTGGCGCCGCCGCACAGCTGGCACGGCGGGCCGCCGACGCCGTGGCCGGCGTCGTCCTTCGCGCCGGGCGGGGGCCCGTTGGGCGCCGACTCGGGCGGGGTGCTGGCCATCGCGCCTCCCATGGGTAGGTGACTAGGCACGCCAGGCGTCCGGCCCGTCCAGCCGCTCTCTGCTGTCAAACGGGGTAATGCCGGCCCTTGCCCGCGGCTCGGCCTGGCGTGATCTTGGCCTGCGGCGGGTAGGTACCACCGGCCGGGCGGGCCTCATCGGTGGATGCAGCAGCGCGCCGGAGTCCGTAGCCCGCCCGGCGCCACCCCCTCATGAACCGGGAGAACTTAGATGGCCGAGAGCGGCATCCCTGAGCCCACGGCCGACCTGCGGCCAGATCACGAGCCGGGTCCTGACTGCCCGAACGCTCCGCACACCTGCTTGATTTGCCAGCCGAAAGTAGCGGCATACGACCAGGACGCGTCACCAACCTCATGAGACGACACACCTAGCCGGGCACCGACGACAGCGGGTCGTAGGCGCGGCGGCAGAACCGGTCGTGGCCCCACACCGCCAAGGTCACCGCCACCAGCGGCGAGATGTCGACCTTGGCGGACTTGCGCGCCCACGCGTGCAACCCGTCGCCGGTGTCGCGGTCCACCGCGTTGGCCACCGCGGCGCGCAGGTTGGGCTGCAGGCCGCCGAGGTGGACGAACTCGCGGTCCTTGACGGCGATGTAGAACAGGCCGTACGCCTGGGCGGTGTCGCGGGCGGTCGGCTTGGTGATCTCCAGCCGGGCGTTCTCGGCCTCGGCGATCAGCGGCGCCGCCGGCCCGGACGGGTCGATGACGAACGCCCGGATCCGCGACCGGTACTTGCGCTTGAGCTCGACCAGGCGCGGCACCACCCACGCCGTGCCGGGCCGGTGGTCGCCCTCGGGGATCTCGCCGACGACCTTCCCGTCGGCGCGGACCCCGGCGATCGCCACGCACGCCTGCGCCCCGTCCGGGCTGGCGTCGGCGGCGATGGCCAGCTGCCCGCCGGGCCGGCCCGTGGCCTCGTCGG